TTTTGTCTAAATACTTAGAAACCTCCGATGAAAACCTTCCAACAGTTTATCGAGCAGGTGAATAATATTCGCCCATTGGGTGACTATTACACAACCAAAAAAGGTGGTAAACGTCACATCAAGAAAAAAGACATCCCAGCTCCGTTCGATGATCCCTTATTGTAATATGAAAACCTTTCAACAATTTTGTGAGAGAGCACTCACTAAATCTGAAGAAGAAAAGAAGGAAGAGATCGTCATGTCTATGAAAGACAAGAAATCTGAATTCAAGAAACGCTATGGTGATGATTGGAAAAGTGTAATGTATGCCACTGCAACAAAGAACGCTAAGAGGGTAGCATAATGGCAGTCAGATGTTCCTGGCCAAATCAAATTGATAATAGAAACTTTCTCTCGGGGATTGGTTTCAAGTTCAACTTGGGAAAGTATCCTAAGGTTGACTTTTTCTGCAATACTGCTAGGATACCAGAAATATCACTGGCAACTGCCACTCAACCAACATATCTCAAGGATATTGATGTTCCTGGTGAGAAACTCACCTATGGAGATCTAACCATACAATTCTTGGTTGATGAGAATATGGAGAACTACAGGATCATCCACGAATGGATCACTGGTCTCGGATTTCCAGAAACTGCACAAAATTTCAAAGATCTCACCACAGACTCTGCTGGAGTAAGAGATCCTATGGAAGCATTTGCAGATGGAACTCTCCGTATTTTGAATAGCAACTTCAATGAGGTTGCTCAAGTAAAATTTCTTGATATGTTTCCTGTGTCACTTAGTTCTCTGGACTTTGATGCCACACAAACTGATGTGAATTACTTTACAGCACAGGCATCATTCAAGTATACTGTATATCAATTGAAGTCCAGCGTTAAATAATGGATCTTGATAAAATTCAGGAGATGTGGCAGAAAGATGCTGTCATCGATCCTGATAACCTACATGATGAATCTTTGAAGATTCCACAACTTCACTCAAAGTATTATACTCTGTATAACACTATTACTTTGTTGCGTGAGAAAGCAAGAGAGCAATATAACAAAGTAAAATTAGAAAGACATAACTTCTACACAGGTAAAGCAGATCCTGCTGTATATGAGGAAGAACCGTTCCCATACAAAGTAAGAGAAAAGGATGCCATACAGCGTTATCTGGATGCTGATGAGAGGTTAAATAAAATTGATATGAAGATAAGGTATTATGATACTATTCTGAAGTTTCTTGAAGAAATCATCAAAACGGTTGCCAATAGAACTTTTCAGATTAAGAATGCCATTGAGTGGCAAAAGTTCCAAGCAGGATTCTAATGGAAGAAGAACAGGATTTCGATTATGAAGTACGCTTGACGATTCATGACATACGACTTTTAAGTCATTGTGTCAATGAAACTCTCAGGACTTGGCCAGGTGCTCCTGCTAGACCTGTAGAAGAACAAGAACATCTTCGATATATGAGAGATTCTCTTTTTAGAATGATTATGGACTACAACTTCAACGAACAATGAGTGATTACGATTACGAAAGCGATTACAATGAAATGGAAGATGTTCCTTTTGTTCAAATAGAATTGGATATTAGAGATTGTCATCAGATCTACAAAGCATTAGATCATCATAAAAACACTGCAGAATTTTCTGATGAGTATGATGAGCAAAGAACTGAATCAATGAAAGATTTCTTTTATCGTATGATTTTAGAATATAAGTTTCAGGTAGGGGAATAAATATTCACAGGTGAATCCTGTGAATTATGTCACACTTGATTATATCGAAGAAGAACGAAGTTTTTCTTCAGGTTAAAGCGGACCCTCACGTATATTATGAACTGGCAGACCAGTTTACGTTTGAGGTTCCAGGTGCCAAATTTATGCCCCAGTATCGTAACAAGTATTGGGATGGAAAAATACGCTTATTCAACACCCAGAATGGAGAGATATACGTTGGGTTGTTGGACAAGGTTATACAGTTCTGTAAAGACCATGAATACACATATGAATTTGTAGAGAACAAGTTCTATGGTCTTCCTTTTGAAGTCAATGATATGATTTCAAAAGAGGGTGTGAAAGATTATATGACATCAGTTAGCAAGTATGCACCTAGAGATTACCAGGTTGAAGGTGTATACGACGCCTTAAAGCATAATAGAAGGTTGTTGATATCCCCAACTGCCTCTGGAAAGTCTCTGATGATATATTCGATTGTGAGATATCACGTTGAGCGCGGACAAAATACTCTGATAGTTGTTCCGACGACTTCGTTAGTAGAACAGATGTATAAAGATTTTGCAGACTATGGTTGGGATGTAGGTTCATACTGCCACAAGATATACGCTGGTAGAGAAAGGGAAACTGATTCCCAAGTTATCATCACTACCTGGCAGTCCATCTACAAACTCCCCCGAAAGTATTTTGCTAGATTTAACGTAGTTGTTGGGGACGAGGCTCACCAGTTTAAAAGCAAGTCATTAATATCTATAATGACAAAACTCGGAGATGCAAAATTCCGTTACGGATTCACTGGAACCCTTGATGGAACTCAAACTCACAAGTGGGTATTAGAAGGATTATTTGGTCCATCATATAAGATCATCAGAACTGAAGAACTGATGAAGAAAGGACACGTTGCAAAACTGGATATTAATGTTCTTCTATTGAAGCACCCTGCACATAAGTTTGAAACCTTTGAGGATGAAGTCCAATATATCATCAATCACGAAAGACGTAACAAATTTATTCGTAATCTAGCACTTGATCTTAAGGGTAATACTCTTATCTTATTTTCAAGGGTTGAGGGGCACGGGCAACCACTTTTTGATTTAATAAATACTGGTAGTGTAGAAGAAAGACACGTTTTCTTCGTCCACGGTGGTGTGGCAACAGAGGATCGAGAAAAAGTAAGGGAGATTACTGAGCAAGAAAACAACGCGATTATTGTCGCTTCATATGGGACGTTTAGTACAGGTATCAACATTAAGAACCTCCATAATGTCATTTTTGCTTCTCCATCCAAATCTAGAATTCGGAATCTCCAATCTATTGGTCGCGTGCTCAGGAAAGGCAATAACAAAACAAAGGCAACTCTCTATGACATTGCTGACGACATTTCCTACAAAGCAAGGCGGAACTATACACTTAATCATCTGATTGAAAGAATCAAAGTTTATAACGAAGAAAACTTTAATTACGATATTGTAAACATTCCATTAAAAAATTAATATGGGCGAAGAATTCCATGCAGTAATAAAACTAGTTACAGGTGAAGAAATATTCTCGTTGGTCTGTGTGGACGAGAATGATGGTGACCCTATACTTCTACTGATGAACCCAGTGGTTATGAAAGTTATGCGTAATCACGTTGGTCAATATGTCAAGGTAAAACCTTGGATGGAAATACCAAGTGATGATATGTACGTTATAAAGTACGATAAAATTATTACTATGACTGAAGTAAACGAAGAACAGATTATTACTTTCTACAATAGATACTTAAATGATGATGATGTAGACTTTGACGAAGATGGTAAAACAAAGATCTCTGATAAAATGGGATACGTATCTTCGGTAAAGGATGCTAGAAAGATGTTAGAGAAGATATTTAAAGAAGACTATAAAGACTCTAAAGAAAGCTAAGCCCTCCTCTTCAAACCTAACAAAGGTATTCTACTTATTATTCACTATGTTGTCAAGTCCTGATTATATGATATAATATACATAACGATAGTTTATTGAACAAAACAATGTTATGTCTAAAAAGAAATCAGAACACTACGTTAATAACAAAGAACTACTTGAGGCACTGATCGTTTATAGATCGAAAGTAGAAAAGAGTTTTATGGAGATCAACATTGGCCAGGTAAACCACAAATTACTAATTACTTGGGTGAGTGCTTCCTTAAGATTGCAACGCATTTGTCATATAAACCAAACTTTGTGAATTATATGTTCAGAGACGATATGATCTCTGATGGTATTGAAAACTGTGTTCAGTACATTCACAACTTCGATCCAGAGAAATCTAAAAATCCGTTCGCTTACTTCACGCAGATTATTCACTACGCCTTTCTACGTCGAATTCAGAAAGAGAAGAAGCAACTGGAAATCAAAACCAAGATCATCGAACGCACTGGTTACGATGAAGTTATGATGGTTGATGATAGCTTGCTTTCTAACAGCAGTTCGGAGT